CGCTTAACTTCCGATTTGATTGGCTATGATGCCAAAGGCGTGGTTGATAAACGCGACAAATTGACACGCGCTAAAGCCTTTGCGGTGCAATCGGAAGCGGGAAATGTCAAAGTGTTGGCACGGGATTGGACGGAAAACTTTTTGAACCACCTGCACGGGCAACCCGACTTAGACCACGATGATATAATGGACGGAAGTTCCGGCGCGTTCAATGTTTTGCATTCTGAAAAGGGTTGGAGTGGCTCATATTAAATTTTTGGCTCTTATCAAACACCTTTTATCTATTATTTCGGCGTTTTTCCTTACAATCTGCTGTTATGACTGACGAACAAAAAGCAGACATCAAAAAAGCACTTACCAAAATCAGCCGACAACGATTAGACCTTGAAGATTATTACAAATATTACAAGGGCGAACATCGTCTAAACTTTGCGTCCTCGAAATTCCGCAATAAATTCGGCGCACGTCTCCAATCGCTCAAAGATAATCTCTGTAAATCGGTAGTCAATGCGCCCGTCTCTCGTCTCGAAGTTATCAACTTTGCCGATGAGCAAGCGGATATTACGGAAAAGGCGTGGTCAGTTTGGAAAGCCAACTCGATGCCGTTGCAAGCTAAATCGGTGCATCGTGAGGCATTTCGGGCGGGATATTCGTTTGTAATTGTCTGGCAAGACCTCGCAACTAAAAAAGCAAAAATTGACATTCAAAAGTCACATTCGGTTTGCCTTTTTGAGAGTGAAGAAAGCAACTTAGTTTCAATGGGCGCAAAGGTGTGGATGGAAAATGAAATGTGGTTTTTGACACTTTATTATCCCGATAGAATTGAAAAATTTGTGACCGTCAAAAAAAGCAAAGATTTTCCGACTAAGCCCGAAAGTTTTGTTGAACGCGGAGACGGTGAGACTTGGAAGGTGGAAAACCCTTTTAAACTTGTTCCCGTCTTTAAATTTTCGGCAACTGAGGATTTATCAATTTTAGATGAGGTCATTCCCTTGAATGACGCGCTCAACAAAACTTTCTGTGATTTGATGGTGGGCGGTGAGTATAATTCAATTCGCCAACGCTTTACGGCGGGAATCCAATACGAAAAAGACGAGGAAACAGGCAAACCAATAATTCCTTACGAACACGATGACCAAGTTTGGAGTTCTGAGAGCGATACGGCAAAATTCGGCGAATTCTCTGATGTTGAACTCGAACAATTCTTAAAAACCGCCGATTCTATCCGCCAAGAAATTGCCCGTGTGACAGGAATTCCGGCGCATTATTTCAATCTCAATACAGGTGATTTTCCGTCCGGCGAAGCCTTGCGGACGGCGGAAGCGCGGTTTATTTCGCTGATTGAGGAAGCGCAATTGTCTTTTGGTGAAACGTGGTCAAAAGTCATTCAATTTTGCTTGCAGATTGAGAATGATGCGCCGGACGCTCAAATTGAAGTGCAGTGGCGAGATGCCGCGCCAACTTCGGAAAGCGAAAAATTGACCAACGCCCTTGCCAAACAACAACTTGGTTTGTCGGCTGAAATTTATTTAGCTGAACTTGGCTACACCGAACAGCAAATCGTAGATTCTTTAAACAAACAGGCAGAAAAACAGGCAAGTTTGGGCGAAAGTTTAGGTAAGATTTTTGACGGCGGGCTGAACGCCGAAACGGTTAATTAGTGATGGAATATATCGTTTTGGAAGCGGGTAGTTTAACCGAACTGCAAACTAAAGTTAACCAATATCTATCCAATGGCTATTATTTGTCGGGCGGTTTGGCGGTGGATTCAGTGCGCGGGTGGAATCAGGGGCTTTGGAAAAAGTCCCTGATATTTTATCAAGCGATGGTGAACGAAAATCCGATAGTTTTTCCCGCAACCGTTACAGTTGAAGAAGTTAATCAGCCCGTCACCGTGCAAAAAGTGGTTGAAACGGTTGCTACGACTACAAAATTGAAATGAATATGAATAAATATGCCCGGTGACATTCTTGCCAAAGCTAAAAGTAACCGTAACGCGCTCATAAAAAGAAACTTGGTGCTTTCCAATCAAGTTCTGGACGCGCTCAAACTGTTACAAAAAACTGTGAATGAGCAATTACGTTTATTACTTGCCGAATTGGACGCGCTCAAAGCCAAAGGCATCAGACCGACAACGACACAATTGTTTGAAAAAGGACGACTTAAAAAGTTGTTGGCAGAGATTGATTTTGAGGTCAACAAAACCGCGCTCAAACTTGGGCTGATTACCACCAACGCCCAAAAATCAAGTATCATTGCCGCAATTGCCGAAGCCAATCAAGTGTTCGGTGCGGGTGAAACGCTGAAAACTTCGATTGTCGGTTTTGACCGTTCCGCTTTAGAAAAACTTGTCGGTTTTGCGTCCAACGAATCCAAAACACCACTTAGTAAATTTTATCGGCGCATCGGTCAACCTCTCGCCGAAAGCGTTCAAAATGCTCTCATCGTAGGACTTGGTATCGGCGCAAGCAATCAACAAATCGCCTCAGAGATTAAAACGGCAATTGGCACGACCACCGCACACGCTTTGACTATTGCCCGAACTGAGACAAACAATGCTTACCGCGAAGCCAGCCGCGAAATTTACCACCAAAACAAAAATCGGATTAAAGGGTGGATTTGGATAAGTGCGCGGGATTTGCGGACTTGCCCAATTTGCTGGCGTTTTCACGGGGTTGTTTTTCCGACTAATAAAAAATTTCAATCTCATCCGAATTGTCGTTGCACGATGCGTGTCTATACAGGCATCGAAAAGATAAAAACGGGCGAGGCGGAATTTGCTGAATTAACCGAACAACAACAAATTGCCATCATCGGACAAAAGCGATTTGAACTTTACCAAAACGGCGCAAAGTTGTCTGATTTTATCGGCAAGAAAAAGACGGAATTCGGCGAAGTTCCGATTATCAAGAACTTGAATAATATTGCTTTTTCAAGTTCCAAAACGGTCAGTAAGCCGACTGTAAAACCGAAGAAAGAAAAACCAAGCCCTGTCAGTAACGCCAAAAGCGCGGTCAAAGATTTAGAAGTCATCAACCAAAAAAGAACCGCAGAGTTTGATAAACTCAAGGAAGATTTGAGGGATTTAGAGGTAAAAATTGCGGCGGTTTTGGGGAGTAAAAATCTTGACGCAATACCAAAACTCTATAAAAAACAAAACGAGTTAGTCTTGAAACTGACAAACTTTGAGACGGAAACTTTACGTCTCTTGCGCGAACCGTTGCGGGTTAAAAACCACGCCCAAACTCAAGCGGTTTTTCTTTCCAGATTCACTAAAAAAGAACAAGATTTGATAAATAGTAAATTTGCCGAGTGGAATTCGCTGATTAGTAAAAACTTGTTTGAAAACTCGACTGTTGGAGTAAAGCGGCATAGCGGCAGGGCTTACCACCTCGCCGGAACGATTTTTCTACTGTCTGACACACCGACACACACCTATATTCACGAAATTGCACACCATTTTGAATTAACGGGCGGTATCAAAAAAGGCGATATTTTAGCCAAAAGTATTGCTTTTTTGGAGAGCCGAACAAAAGGTGAAAGTGAGCAGTTATTAAGCATTTTAACAGGTATCAGAAGTTATGGCAGGGAAACAGCCAAACCCGATAAGTTTTTTCACGTCTACGCCGGAAAGACTTATCGAAAATCAGACGGCACAATTTCTGCAACTGAAATAGTTTCGATGGGTATTGAGCAATACTTTAAGAACCCGTTAGAATTAGCGCAAAAGGATTTTGGCTTTTTTGAGTTTATTTATAATTTGGTGAGAGGTAAATGATAGAAATTTTATTTAACAATCAAAGGGCAACCTTTCAAAACGGCAAGTGGCGGACTGAAAACGAAATAATTCTGCCAAGTTTGCAATCCGCTACCGAATGGCACGATGCTATCGGAGTTGGATATTTTCCCGACTATGAATTATCGCTTGCCGACTTTTTGCGCCAAAGGCTTAATAGTCAGTTAGTCAGATATGAGAATGAGCAAGACAATTCGGAAACAGAAAAGTCAGACGATTTTCAGTATTAAAACACCTTTTATCTAACCTCAAAAAACCTTGTGCTAGATTCAATCCAAGTTCAATCAAAGGACTTGGATTTTTTTATTTTCTGCACAAAGGAAAAGTTATGGCTGATGAATCAGACGCTACCGTGAGCGAAAAAGACGGGACTGAGGAAGTCGAAACTCAAGAAACAAACGACAAACAAACCACGTCCACCGATGACGAAAAAGACGGGAAAAAGGAAAAAACTTTCACTCAATCGCAACTAAACAAGATTATTGAAAAACGTCTTGCGGACGCTAAAAAGCAATTTGAAAAAGACAAGGATTTATCCGAATCCGAAAAGCTGAAAGCGGACAATGAGCGGTTGCAAAAAGAGTTAAACGAGCGAAATGCTTTTGACGATTTTGATTCGTTTTTCGGCAAAAAAGGTGTTAAAAACACTCGCGGTTTATTCCGCGCTATGAAAGGCGAGTTAAGTTTTGACGACAAAGGCAAACTTGAAAATCTGAAAGATTTACTTGAGGACGCGAAGGCAGACTTTCCCGAATTTTTTGAAAGCGTCAAAGGCGATGCGGACGGAAAAAAGGGTAAAGACGGGGACGGGAAAACGGTTTCGTTTTCAGACCGTATCCGGCGCGGTTTCGGTAGGTAAATTTTAATTCGTAAAATTTTTAGAAAAGGAAACTACTATGTCTGATTACAACCAAATTACAGCGCGAACCGATGCCAACGCGCTCATTCCCGAAGAAGAAGCATCAGAAATCCTTAAAGGGATGACCTCGAAATCCAAAGCATTGGCTTTGATGCGCTCAGTGAGAATGAGCAAGAAACTCAAACGGATGCCCGTTTTGTCCGCCTTGCCGACTGCCTATTTCGTGAACGGCGATACAGGTCTGAAAAAGACTACTAAGTTGGCTTGGGAAAATAAGTATCTGGAAGCCGAAGAATTAGCGGTTATCGTGCCGATTCCCGAAGCCGTTTTGGATGACTCCGACTTCGATATTTGGGCAGAGGCTAGACCGCTTTTAGAGGAAGCGATTGCTATCGCTCTGGATGCCGCGATTTTCTTCGGCACAAACAAGCCGACCTCGTGGGCAAAGTCCGTTGCGGCACACGCCAACGATGCGGGTAACGAATTTGTGCGAGGCTCTGTCGTCGGGCAAGATTTGGCTGAGGACATCAATAAAACGATGGCTTTGGTGGAAGCGGATGGCTTCCGTCCTAACGGTTTTGTTGCCGACTTGACTTTTGAAAGCCCTCTGCGCGGGTTGAGAGACGACAACGGCTCATTGCTGTTTTTGCCTTCTCTGCAAGCCGGAACGCCGCCAACTCTTTACGGCAAACCCATTGTCTATTCTGAGGGCGATGATTGGGATACGGATGAAGCCGATTTATTTACGGGCGATTGGTCAAACGGGATTGTCGGGATTCGGCAAGATTTGACTTACAAGTTACTTGACCAAGCTGTAATTACGGACGATGAGGGCGCAATCATTTACAACCTTGCCCAGCAAGATATGGTTGCGATGCGGGTTGTTGCCCGTTTCGGCTGGCAGATTGCCAATCCTGTGAGACGCAAAAATACGAGCAACTCAACCCGTTCACCGTTTGCGGTATTGCGTCCGATTGGATACACCTAAATCGCTATTTGAGTTCCAAGGGGGAAATTATTACCCCGCATTAAGAAAGAAGGAAAGTCTTGACAAGCGGCTTTTCTTCTAAGCCTTTATCTTGTCAGAGGAAAACTACAATGAACGAACACCCAATTAAACGAACTTTTTACAACAACAATCAAGCCGTTGCTCAAGGCGCAACGAAAGAAACCGCGCTTTTTGTCGCGCCGTTTGATGCTACCATTGAAAAAGCGTCTCTTACGTTGCCGATGCCGCCCTCACGGGCGCAAAACACGAATAGCAGAACGCTGTCAGTTATCAATAAAGGTGCGGCGGGAGCGGGAACAACCGAAATAGCTTCAAAGGCGTTTGTCTCAACAGTCAACGCAAATGCTTTCGATGAAACCGCTATCACGCTTTCGGGAACAGCCGCGAATTTGAATGTTGTTGCGGGCGATGTGATTGCTTTCAAATCGGCGCACGTTGGCTCTGGATTGGCGGACGGCGGCGGGTTAGTCAAAGTGGTTTTAGCCAAACGATAAACTCTGTGCAGGTAAAGGGAAAGCCGTAATAAACAGCCTTCCCTTTAATAATGAGGTGAAAGAAAAATGCCAAGAAAGTTAAAAAGAACGAGCGGAGTGTTTGAGACCGCCGATAGTTTGAAGCCCTATAAAGTTTATATTGCGCTTTTAAATCAGGCGGGGACAGCCGCGCCTGTCGCTACGGTTC